GTTGAGCAACAGTATCTGGTCTTGCACCTTCAGGTATTTGAAATTTATCAAACAGAGTTGCCTTATCTTGCAACCAATCTAAAAGTTTGACTCTACGAAATAAATTTTTAATTCTTACATAATCTCGTGAAGAATTTTTATGTGAAAGAGGTGATGGTATTTCTACGTCTGGTAGTTCTCTAAAATAACTCATTTTAGTAACCTACTCCTTCTTGTGCTTCTGGTTCGAGATAATCTTCTGCGTAAATCGGGTTGATTTCTTTAAATGCCAAAGCCATTTGCATATGAACTGGTGCTCCATCTTCATATGTTGAATAAGTTCCAGATGCAGTATAGTTTACAGAAACATCAGTTAATGCACAGGGTTTAAATGTATTTAAAAACTGATGTTTTCTAGGACCAGTTTTATATGTTAATTGATATACACTGGGAGCACTTATAAACAATCCAGCATTAGTGTTACTTCCAGATCCAGCTCCACCATTTTTGGCAGACATTGTTTGTTTAAGGGTTCTGATAATTTGTTTAACTTCTTCTGCTTCTACTCTTGATCTTGGTGCAAGGTCAAATGTAAATTGGAACGAACGTAGGTTTACACCTTGAAAGAGAAGTTCAAGATTTGAATTAAGAACTTGTCCAGTTGCTCTCGATATAAGACTTGTTACACTTACATTACCACCAAGAGCACTTAATGCTTTACCTGAAATTGCAGTTTGTATTGCTTTTTGTAGTTGTGGATCGTTAAATGCATCTGAACTTTTTTTAAAAAATTCAATAATTTTATCTCCAGTATCAAGTGGATTTTCTTGAACTGCATTCCCAAGACCAAGACCAGCAGCTTCAAATGGATTTAATGTATCTTCACCCCAAGATACTGAAGACGTATCACTAATATTTTGTGGTATTGGTAGAATTATGTAATGTGTTGGACTAACTTTATTTGCTTTTTGCCTTTGTTGTGCTGTTGGTATTTGAACTGGTGGTCCAAAATTAAGTCCACCAGCAATATAATCAAATATTTTTATCTCCAAATAATCTGCTGTATTGTCTAAACTTTTCAGTGGATATCTAAAACTCTTTTTTCCACCACCAGAATTTAAAGAACTAGACGCTGTTGCTCCCGCATAGGCATTTGCATATGCATTTTGTGTTGCAGCAGTGGTGTATGCATTGCTCCCAATAGGAGCACCAACATTAAGGGGCATTTATACTACTTTTTTAAGTATTTAGACGAAAATTTGCAAAAGGTATTGCCTGCAAATCTTTGATTTCAGAAGAATAAACCTCATAAACAGAACCAACAACTTCATTCCAAGTATATTGACGAGTTTCACCCCAATGCATATTTAAACCTCTAAATCCCCACTCAAAAACATCAGTCACTGCAACTAGTGGATTTTGGTCATATCTAATATTTGGTGTTTTGGCATTGTAAACGAAAATATAAAACTTACCCACCTGAGGAACTTTTCCACTCTCTTGTACAACTTCTAAAAGTTCAAGCATCAAGTCATCACCACTTTCTTTTCCGGTAATATTGTCTAAAACGGAACGAACTCTATTGCGATTGGTATCAGTATCCGTTGGATTTTTTGCCGATCTCTGTTCAGCAAGTTTTCTTCTTTGTGACTGGAGTAGAGTTTCTCTCTTTTCTGCCATTACTTGATACCTAACTCGTTCTCTGTTAGAACTTTAAATTCATAACCACGATCCGCACACCATTCTCTTGCCGCTGCCCACTTTGCCTGATTCTTGGCATACTCATATGCTTCATATAAGTATCCTTTTGTTTGTCTTTTCGGTTTAGGTGGTGGAACAGTTTGTCTTTTTGGTTTAATCTCGATCACATATTTTTTGATTGTTCCATTCTCCTCTTTAACTTTTATAATAAAGTCTGGAAAGTACCTGTGAGGTTTTCCATCAATAGGAGAACGATAAACAACACACTTTTCTTCCGATGCCCACTCCAAAACATTTTCATTCAAATCACAGTATACACAAAACTTTCTCTCCCACAATGATCTGTATATGATGTTTGTGGGATCTCCTTTATATTTTTCTGGATATGATGGTTTGTATTTTCCCTTATACGACATCTAAATAACTAAAATACTCATAATAGGTATTTAGAGTGCCCGCACCAAGACCAAGAAAAATATCAGAGTTTAAACCACTTTTTACAAATCTTGCACAGACTTCACATTATCAGGTAGTTTTTGGTGGTTTATCAGGACCTTTAAGATCATATTTAAGATTAAGAGGAATTGATTCACGATTTATTGGTGAATCAGTTGGACTTCTTTGCAATTCTGCATCTTTACCAGGAAGTTCTTTTGCGACTGCTGATATTGTTGGAAATTATACTGGTGTTGCAGAGAAAATGGCACACACTAGAACTTTTACTCAGATTGATTTAGAGTTTTATGTTGACCGATCATATAAAACTTTAAAGTTTTTAGAACACTGGATGGAGTTTATTTCCAGTGGTTCTAGGGAGCAACCCTACCAGGATGGGTATTATTTTAGAATGAGATATCCTGATGAATATAAGTGTAGTGCTTCAAGAATCATAAAATTTGATCGAGATTATAGAAATTATATTGAGTATACTTTCTATGGTTTATTCCCACTTACTTTAAACTCGACTGCAATATCTTACGAATCATCTGGAATTTTAAAGGCAAGTGCATCATTTAATTATGAGAGATATGTTTGTGGAAGAACATATAGTTTTGATATTGCCAGAAGAGAAGATAATAATCAAGTTTCTGAAATATCAACTAATTTCTTAAACGAAACGAGTTCAAATCGTCCAGTGTATGTTCCAGTATCTGCTGGTGCAGCTGGCGCTGGTGGAGTTAGATTTAGACCATCTAATGTTTCGACGGGTGAAGCAATCGTTACTGGACAAATTTATGATACTATTTCTGGTGGATTCTTTGGTGGATCTTCCAACAACTCAAATTCAGCAAACTCTGTAATAGGATCTAGAAGAGTTCTCTAAATATCTTTATCTGATTTGTAAGGATTATTATGCCTTTACCTAAAATTTCCACACCAACCTATGAGTTGGAAATTCCTTCTTCTAAAAAAACGATTAAGTTTAGACCTTTTCTAGTTAAGGAAGAAAAAGTTTTAATCATTGCAATGGAAAGTGAGGATAGTAAGCAAATTGCAAATGCGGTTAAAACTGTTATCTCTGATTGTATTCTCACAAAAGGGATAAAAGTAGAAGAACTTTCAACGTTTGACATTGAATACCTATTCCTCAATATTCGTGGAAAATCTGTTGGGGAGGATGTAGAAGTTCTTATTACTTGTCCAGATGATAATGTTACTCAGGTTCCTACGTTGATTAATCTTGATGAAATTCAAGTTCAAGTAAGTGAAGATCATTCAAGAGATATTAAACTCGACGATACTTTAATGTTGAGAATGAAATATCCATCGATGGACGAGTTTATTAAGAGTAATTTTACCGCTGGAACTGAGATTGGAGTAAAAGAAACTTTTGATCTTATTGCATCTTGCATAGAGCAAGTTTATTCGGAAGAAGAATCTTGGGCAGCAAAAGATTGTACTAAGAAAGAACTTTTGGAGTTTGTTGAGCAGTTAAGTTCAAAACAGTTCAAAGAAATTGAAAAATTCTTTGATACAATGCCTAAACTTTCTCATACTATTACTGTTAAAAATCCAAAAACTGGTGTCGAAAGTGAAGTTGTCTTGGAGGGTCTGACATCTTTTTTCGCGTGAGTATGGCTCACGAGGATCTTGAGTCATACTATAAAGTTAACTTTGCTTTGATTCAGCACCATAAATATAGCTTGACAGAACTAGAAAATATGATACCTTGGGAAAGAGAAATTTATCTTTCTCTACTTAAACAATATATTGAAGAGGAAAATCTAAAACAAGGAATAAATGGCTGAGATTAAATCGCCACTATCAGGAGGATTAAGAGTCGCTAGAAGAACAGTGTCTGCAGATGCTTTTGTAAGTGCGGCACCACCACCACCTCCTGCGATTTCTCAACCAGATCCAGTTACAACTTCATTAATTCAAAGAAACTCATTAGCATTAAATACAGTTTCTGAGCAATTATCATCATTAACACAACAGGTTAATTCCCTGAACGTTGCAATGCAAAACGTTTATGGAAACGTAGTGCAAAGTTCTGCATTAGAAAGACGGAAAGACTCTCAAGAACAAGAACAGGAAAGAAGACTTGCTGAGCAACAGTTAAGAGAAGGTAAAGAAAGTATAATTGAAAGAAGAATACAAAATGCACTTGTAAGTCCAGTTCAAAAAGTTGCAGCAAAGGCATCATTTACACTTTCACGTGTAATGCAATTTTTTACCACTCTTTTGGGTGGTTGGTTAATTAACCAAGGCATAGAAACTATCAAAGCTCTTGGTGATGATAATAAGCAAAAATTAGAAGAAATTAGAAATAATGTCTTAAAAAATCTTGGTATTATTGGTGGAATATATGGTGGAATAAGATTTGGATTGACAGCAGTATTCAATGTACTTACAAGAGTTGCTGCGCGAATCACAACTGCTGTTGCTGTTGGATTATTTTTAAGACCAGTTCAGGCACTTCTTGATGGTGTCAAGGGTGCTGCAAATAAAATTATACCTAAGATTAAGAATATTCTTCCAGGATTTTCAAGACCTGGTAGTGGAGGAACTCCTGCTGGTGGAAAACCACAAACACCACCAAAAACAACTGGTCAAGCATCTCAGCAGGTTAGTGGGCAAGGAATTAATAGACTAGCACCAACAAGTCTCCTTCAAGGTGCTCTTGGGGGTGGATTGATTGGTGGAACGATTGATACTATACAAGGAGAAGATCCTGCAAAAGCATATACTAGTAATTTTTTTGGTGGTGGAGTATCTGCTGGTGTTGCTGGTGGGGTAATGAAATTGCCTTTACCACCAATTATAAAAGTTCCAGCATCACTTGCCGCTGGATTTTTTAGTTATGGTCCAGCGACAGATATGTTTAAAGGTTTTTATGATAAGACCACTGAAATGTTTGGGAGTGATCCTGGCACAACAAGTTCTCAACCAATTCAGAGTAAAGTAACTGATATTGCTTTTAATTCTGAAAACTTAATGGGTGATAATAAGCAAAAATCAGATATTGTATCAGAGTCAGAAAAACAAGATTTTGCACAACCAGCACAATATGGTGAGATTCTAGTATCTCAGTTGACTGGAACAGAAACAATCAATCTAGCGGATACATTTAGTTCTACTTCTTCGAAAACTCCCATTGCTGAAATAACCCCAATAAAACAAGAAGTGGCAATGAAAGCGGAAAGTATTGGACCTTTACCAGAACCATCGCCAACAATTATTCCTATGCCTATGGGTGGAAAAATGGCATCAAAACCAAAATCTACAAACCAAAGTTCTGATCCGGCAACTTCCATTCCTTCTATTGATCCAGAAAATCCGAATAATTTTTATGTTGTTTATTCACATTCAGTATATAACGTTCCGATGACATAGTATGGCAACAAAACTTCAAGGAACCTTACTAAAATCATCGATAGGTGTTGATAAGATTAAAAAGTCTGTGATGTCTTTTAATAAGAGTATTAATAGTACTCAAAAGACTGCAATGAATATCAATACTTCATTGTCAAATAGTAATAGGCAAAAGCAACAAGCAATAAGACTTTCTGTATCTAATTTCCAAAAAAGAAGAGAAGCAGTTAGAAGAAGAGAAAGAGAAGATATTATTGAGGCTTCTGGTGTTGGTGGTGCAATCAAACGACAAGGAAAAGTAATCTCTTCAAGTACAAAAGGATTTCTTGGTAGAATATTAGATTTTATAGGCACTTTAATGGTTGGTTGGTTATTGAATAATCTACCAACAATTATCAGTCTTGGTGAACAACTTATTGATAGAATGAGAAGGTTGTATGGGGTATTGAGATCTTTTGTAGGTAATTTGACTTCTATACTATCTGGATTTGGTGGTCTTTTGACGGGAACTTTTAGAAATTTAATCGCATTTGATTTCAGTACTCAAAAGCAATTGCTTGACAATAGTTTATCTACAATTCAATCAGGAATGTTAGGATTGGAGAACGATTTTAATAGGGCGATAGATCTTCTTTCAGAACCACTTGATCTTGGATTTGACACGATTGATATTCCAGACGATAGACCAGAACCAGGAGCACCTGAGGGAGTTCCTGGTGGTACTGGCGGTGGAACTGCTCTTCCTAGTGCTCAGTCACCGGAGATGTTCCGTATAGCGGCTGCATTATCAACCGAAGGCAGTGGAAAGCAATCTGTTGTTGATATGATGCAAGTTGTTGTCAATAGAAAAGCAATGGGAACATATGGCAATACATATACCGACATTCTTGCAGCATCAGGACAATTTGAAGGTGTCCAGAAGAGAGGGGCAAGTGCATTTAGAAAAATACAAACTTTGGAAGATGCATCAAAATGGTCTGGACAATCTCAGGCTGCCTTGTTAGGAATCATTAAAAATATTCAGGATCAATCGCTACAAGCAAGTGCTGCAAAATTTGTAGGAGGAGCACTAGAATTTAGAGGTAGTCCTGCAACTGTCAGGGCGGTTAATAGTGATAGTAACCCAAGAAATAATATACAAGCAGACGCCAGTGGACGTATTCCTGGTAGTGTTTGGCGTGGAGGAAATGGTGATAATCAATTCATAACATCAAACCCATCTGGTGCAATACCACTACCAATTCGTAAAGGTGGTGCAGCACCTTTCAATCTTCCTGCACCAGTATCACCATCTACACCATTAGCAAAATCACGTGTCATTGATGAAATCAATGTATCTGGACCTGCTGGCGGAACACCAACGGTTGGACTCTCTGGTGGAGGTGGAAATTATGGTGCATATAGAACTCCTACAAGAAGTCATGCAGGTATTGATATTGGAACAAGTGGACAAAGAGGATGGTTAGTTGGATTTAAATCATCTGGTACAGTCACTTATGCTGGTAATGCTGGTGGATATGGAAATCTCGTCATTATTAAATCTGGAACCACAGAATATTATTTTGCACACTTGGCAAGAATATTCGTTAAACTTGGACCATATAACGGAGAAGTCATAGGTGAGATTGGAAATACAGGATCTGGTAGTGGAATACACTTACACTATGAAGTTCGTCCAAATGGAAAACCAATTGACCCTAAACCATATCTAAACCTTTTAGACATTGGAAGAAAAACTGCCGCTCCTCAGACTGCGGCAAAACCAGCAGCAACATCATCGATGCAGATTGCTAGTGCAAAGCCAGCAGGGGCACAAGCAGCAACACAAATCACAACAGAAAGAAAAGGGCAGACGATAGTTGTTCCACTACCAGATCAATCACAAGTTGCCCAAGCGCCAGCATCACATTCAAGAGGTGGTGGGATAAGTATTCCAACTGGTGATACAAGTGGATTAAATAGATATATCGAACAAAGTCAGTATTTTACACTAGCGTAATCATAAATGGCAGCAATCAACAGGTCAATATACGAAACTTTAACACTAGAATCTCAGGATGGTAAAAAGACTGTTGATGTTAAAATGGGGACGGTTTCGATTGATTATTATGAGGATATATTTTCACCAACAATCAGTGCAACACTAGTAATTACAAACTCTGGAAATTCAATTCCAGGATCAGATAATCAAGGAAATCCTGATTTGGTTTGTATGACACCTGATGGAGAACTGCAATCAATATATCAGGGTCTTCCTCTGAGAGGTGGTGAAAGAGTTTTGATGAAAATTGCAGGAAACTCTCCAACAAATCCTGGATTAGATTTTGCAACAAATCAAGAAGATAATCTTTATGTTTCAAGTATTGGTAATGTTATTAGTGAAAATCAAAGAGAGACTTTTGTATTACATCTGTCCTCAAAAGAAGCAATTATAAACGAAACACAAAACGTCACAAAAAAATACCCAACATCTTCACCAATATCCGCTTCCGCCGAAAATATTATTAAGGAATACATCAGGACTAATAAACCAATTGAGATTGATCAAACATCAAACAAGTATGGATTTCTAGGAAATTCTAGAAAACCATTTAGTTTATTAGTAACTCTTGCATCAAAAGCAGTTCCAGAAATATCAAAAGACGGTGCAACTGCTGGTTTTGTTTTCTTTCAAACTAAAGATGGATTCTTTTTCAAGTCTCTTGATAGTTTGATCACACAAGAACCGAAGGCAAGTTACACATATACAGAAATCAATAAATCATCTAGTGAACGAAACAATGATTTTAACATTTTAACATACAATACAAATAAAAATCAAAAATTATTAGAAAATCTGAGAATGGGTGCTTTTGCTACTGAAAGAGTTATCTTCAATCCATTAACATTCCAAACAACCATTTTAAATTATGGTAAAAATGAATATTCTGGAAAATCAAAAAATCTGGGAAAAGAACTGAATCCACCAAAGATTTCTTTTTCTGATGCAGTAGATTTAGACCTAGGTGAAACAACTTCAAGAGTAGTTGCAACCATTGCAGACATTGGAACTTTTGAACCAGAGGTATCGTTACAGCAAAATGCAGATTCTACGCAATACCAGGCACAATCATTGATGAGGTATAATACACTTTTCACACAAGTATTGACATTGACTGTACCATCAAATACAAATCTGAGGGCAGGAGATATTATTGAATGTCAATTTCCTAAAACAACAACCTCCAAAAAGAAAGAATTTGATCAAGAACAAAGTGGTCTATATATGATTAAAGCACTATGCCATCACTTTGATTCAACGGGATCATATACTTCTTTGAAATTAATTAGAGATACTTTTGGCAAATACGGAACTAATAATCAGGTAGATTAAAGAATGTTAGAGCAATCTCTGATAAAAAGTAATTTTATAGGAAAAGATGGTTTCATATGGTGGATTGGTCAAATTCCACCAGAAGAAAATCATCATGGACAAGTTAACGGTGCTGGATGGGGAAACAGGTATAAGGTTCGTATTCTTGGATATGACTCTCCAAAATTGTCAGAACTATCTGATGATGAATTGAGATGGGCACAAGTAATGTTGCCAACAACTGCTGGTTCTGGTGCAGCAAACCAAGCAACGAGTGTTTCTATTTCTCCAGGAGACACTGTATTTGGGTTTTTCTTAGATGGAGCACCAGATTACAGTCTCCCAGTTATTCTTGGAGTATTTGGTAGAACTTCATTAGTTCCTACTAATGAATATACTGGTCCATTCCAACCCTATACTGGTTATACTAGTAAAGTTGATAATGATGGTGCAAATGTTGTCAAGAATGAATCGAATGAAAATAATGCTAACTCACAAAAGTCTCCAAGACACGTATCGCCTAGTCAAGCGAAGAAAATAGGTGAAGATGAAAGATCTTATTACAGTGGTATTGGAGATACTATAAAAGCGGCGACTGGATCAACTTCAAGTACTCTCAATAAGATGACAACGGAGATTGATAATTTTATTAACAGAGTACAGTCTATTTCGGATAATGTTTCGGGTGCAGTAGGTAGAACAAAGGAATTAATTAATGCAGAAATTGGAAAAATAACAGCAAAAATTCAAAAAATTGCTAGTGGATTGATTGGTAATGTGTTAAGCAGCGTATACAAAAGTTTAGAACCGATCTTAAATGCTGGTCTAAAACTTCTTTATAGAACAGTGTATGCAATAGTTTTTGCAGCAACTAAAAGTGATACTATTGCACATAAGGCAGGAGTTGCCGCACAAGAAGCGATGATTGAACCAGTTAAAGCAATTGAAAAAGCACTTCCTTGTGTCGCAAATTCAGTATTAAGTTCAATCGGAAATATAATTAAAGGTCTTTTAAGATCTGTTGCGGATAATGTTGAGAATTTTGTAAGTTGTATTTCTGAGCAATTTATTGGTGGTTTACTCAATCATGTTATTGGTGGCATAGACTCAATACTAACGCCAATCCTAGGTGGTGTAGAAAAGATTTTAATGGGATTCAATCTAATTTCATTCCTAAGATCAAGTGTAGAAGGTTTACTGAGTGGAAACTTCCGTCTTTCTTGTAATGAAGTTGCACCAGATTATAATTCTCCAACAAATCAGTGGGTAATCGGAAAAGGTGCAAAAGAAGAACCAGGAATTGAATTATCAACTATTTTAGAATCTGCAAACCTAGCAGCTTCTATCGCAGAATCATTTATCAATACGGGAGAGGCAGTGGATGATCTCGTTAAAGATGTAGGTGCTCTCGATTTCTTTGGAACTGGATTCTCAAACCCAGGATTCAAAGGTCTCATTTCTGATTGTTATGGAGGTCCACCTTTAAATTGTGGTGGTGTTAAAGTTAAAATATTTGGAAGCACTGGATCTGGTGCAGTGGCGAATGCAGTCATTGGATCCATTGTTGGTGATGGTGAAAGTGCAACCGGAAGTATTGTTGGATTTGATATCCTTGATGGCGGATCTAATTATGATTTCCCACCATTTGTAGAAATTGTTGATGAATGTAATCAAGGATATGGTGCAGTAGCAAGGGCGATTATTGATTATGATGAAGAGTCACCGACTTATGGACAAGTAGTTGAAATTTATGTCGTTTCCGAAGGTGAAAATTATCCAGTTAGCGATAGAGTAGAAGATACAAGTCCAAATCCACCTTATGTCATTGACAGTATTACTATTATTGATCCAGGAGTTGGATACAAGAATACAGATAGAGTAATTGATATTTCTACAAGTGGATTTGTTCCAGGGACAACTGAAACAAGAGTTGAATATCAAATTCAAGTTGGTGATAATGGTGAAATTATAAAAGTATCGCCAATAAATAGTCAATTGAATGACGTCAAAGAAGTTCAAGAGTTACCAGTTTTTAAAGTGATCAGTGAGACTGGATATGGAGCAAAGTTAAAAGCAAGATTGAAGCAAAGACAACAATATCAAGGTCCTGTTAAACAGCAAATAGATTGTATCACTAAGTAGTATGGCACAAAGACCTTTCGATAAACAAAATTGGCAGAGAAGAAAATATACGTCTTTTAGTCCACATTTTAGAATTGATACTGGCAATCCCCAGATGGGATTGAATGGTACTGATGTTTACAATTTATACGGTGTAACTGATGAGAGAGATGTTTCTCTTGTAGGAATGTCTTTTGGTGGAATATTCCACATCTACAATGATCAGTCTATTGAAATTATTGGGGGGCAAAAGAGCACTTCAACTGGTGTTGACATCGTAATCACAGGAAAAAATGGTGATGTTTGGATTACTGCCGAAAAGAATGGGCAGGTAAGAATTCGTGGTGCAAATGTTGTTGTTGATGCTGATGAAAATCTAACGCTAAAAGCAGGAAATAATGTAAGAATAGAAGCAGGAAATAAAATAGATCTAAAATCAAATATTTCAAACTGCGATGCTCTTGCAGGTAATCTTGCCCCAGAACAAGCAACTTTCATTAACGGAGTCTTTAAAGGTACATACGTTCTAGATAAGGCGCTTGGAACTCTTGGTGGTTTCTTATAAGAGGATTACTTATGTCATTTGAAGATAGAGAAAATCTCACAGATTTAAAGACTTTTACCGATGCGGTTTACTTTAATAATGATGTAAATTCTTACGGAACTCTAAAATCTCTTGGTAATGCTGAGGTTATAGGATCCCTTGATTTACAATCTAGTGCATCGGTAAAAGAAATTTTTGAAAAAAATGTAGTAAGTGAAGTTTCTGTAACTGGAGAAATTAATATTAATGTTTTAGATGGGTCTCTGCATAATTTTACATCAAACGCCTCTGGTAATTTCACCTTTAATATAAGAGCAAACGAAAGTGCTTCTTTAAATTCTGTAATGTTAGAGAAAAGGAGTATTGTAGTTACAACTTTGATACCTATGGGATCCTCTGCTTATGTAATATTAAATCCAAGCACAACTGGATTCAAAATTGATGGCGACGCTGTTACCGTCAAATGGATTGGTTCATCTCCACCATCATCTGGATTCTCAAACTCAATAAATTCATATACTTTTGCGATAATTAAAAACAGTAATCAAAACTTTACAGTTTTAGGAACTCTTACTAGATTTGGATAATGCCAATACTTGGAACTCAATCTTCATTAAACGCTAGTGCATATGGTTTTGGTGGACAAAGTGTTACTGCCAATGCAAGTGTAACTCCAACTAATTTAACAGAAGGAACCCAAATTACAGTTACAGTAACCACAGATGGTATACCTGATGGAACCACTCTTTATTACACCATAAGTGGAACATTAGGAACTATTACTGCATCAGATTTTACAGATAATTCATTATCAGGATCTTTTGTTATCAATAGTAATACTGGATCTTTTACAAAAACTGTTGCTGCTGATGGTGTTGTAGAAGATGGAGAAGCATTTGTAGTTCAAATACGACAAAATTCCATTACTGGTCCAATTTTAAATACTACATCTTCTGTCTATATTCAAGGTTCACAATCAACTGGTGTTGGTCAGATCCTCCCAACAGTTAATGGTATAGAATATTGGGATTTTGCCACTAATGGAAATCTAATTTTAGATGGTCAAACTGAATATACTTACACTGCTGCAACAAATGTAAAACTTAAAGCTTTTATTTGGGGTCAAGGAGGAAAAGGTCCACAAGGTGGATTAGGTGGATATTCATATGGCACTTTTAATTTAAGTCAGGGTAGTAGTCTCTATATGAGATTAAATTATGGAAGTGGTTCAGCAGGTCCTGGAAGTGGTACAGGGGCAAATACCGCAGAGGGAGGTGGTGGACTTGCTGGAATTTTTTCATCATCAACAATCAATCAAACAAATGCAAGATTGATAGCAGGTGGTGGAGGAGGGGGAGCATCATCGATTGGTAATTGCACTGGTGGAGCTGGTGGTGGACCATCAGGATCTGCCGGTCAAAATTCACCAGATAGTCAAATTTCATCCACTGGTGGTGGAGGAGGAACGCAAAGTTCTGGTGGTGCTGGTGGAACCGCTTCGAGTAGTTATACAAAGACAACAACACAAACAGTCAGTAATTCACCAACAGAAGCTGGTGTGTACCACGAAAGATCCGGAGGTGTTAATACTGTCCTTAATTCCACTGGAGAAGCTACTATATCTCACACAAATACTTTCGATTATAATTGGTCCTTTAATACTCCATATAATAATAGTAGTTACTCAGTATCTACTAGCAATGTTAGTGCTTATCAAAATATATCCGCAAATGGAACACTTGTACCAGCAGGATTTTATTCTGTTGTTGATAACAAAACTTCAAATGGATTTAGAGTAAGGTGGTTTAGAAATGATGATAACAGCGCGATTAATGTTCGATATCATACAATAACTTGCTCTGGCGAGAGAAATGTTACTAGTAGTCAAACTATACCTGTTAGTGCTAATGGATCTTCTGGAAGTGCTCTTCAAGGTGGTGCTGGTGGATCTGGATCAACAGGTTTTGGATATTCAAACGCTAGCGGCGGTGGTGGAGGCGGTGCTGGATACTACGGTGGTGGAGGCGGTGCAGGTGGTAATGACTATGGAGATGGATCTCGTGCTTCTTCTGGTGGAGGTGGTGGTTCTGGATATGTCCATCCATCAGTTATTAATGGATTTACAGGTGGATATCCTAATGGATCTTCTCATCCAAACAGAGGAACTGCTGGTAATGCTGGCACCGATTCAAGAATTGTTCTACAAGGAATTTTTGCCTTTGAATATAAAGGACTTGGAGGTAATGAAGTATACTCTGTAAATGTTCCAAGCACTGCAATATCAATGACCGCCAAAGTATGGGGTGCAGGTGGGCAAGGTGTAGGAGAATGCCCATCTGGTGCTTTTAGTGGAGGTAGTGGAGGATATGTTACAGGAACAATACCAGTTACTGGGGGATCAACTGTTGGTGTCTATGTTGGAGGATCAGGAGTAGGATCAAAAACTTCTCCATATTCTCAGGCAGGTTCTGGTGCTGGAAATGGTGGTGGATTATCTGCTGTTTCTTATGGTGCAAATATATTAGTTGCAGGTGGAGGTGGAGGTGCTGGGCAAAATGGACAGGGTGGATATGGTGGTGGAAATGGTTCTGGTGGAAGCGGTTCTGGTCCAAACAATGGTGGCGCAGGAACTCAAAGTGGTGGTGGAGGAGGTGGATCTTCTGATGATAGGAATGGTGGCAGTGGAGATTTTTGGAGCAGTGGATTTAATCTAGCCAACGGTGGAAATTCTGGTGGTTCTGGTATAAATCAAGGAAATCGTGGTGGTGGCGGTGGTGCTGGATATTATGGTGGAGGTGGAGGTGGAGGATATTCCAATAGTAACTGCTCTGGTGGTGGTGGAGGAGGAGGATCTGGAATTATTTCTGGTTCCTGGACAAATACATCATCACAAAATGGTTTGACTGGAACTGGCGGTGGAAGACCAGCGGTGAACACTAGTGATGAAAATTATGTTCCTGGATACGGGGGCAGCTCCCAGAATGGATTAGTTGTCCTTATCTTTGAATGACTTGACGCCAGACCCAAGACCCCCTATAATATGTGGGTAATCAAGAAAACCACCCGATGAGCACCGCACAAGAATCTGTTCTGGGCATTGTGATTGATGTCTGCACTCGCACCTTCCTTCTGATCAGCAATGAAGGTAATGAAAAACTGGTTGAGTGCGAAACAGTTCAAGAGTTTATGAATGTTCTTGAAGTTGTAACTGCAAATCTTGAACCTGATCAAATTGAGTATGCGGATCTTGCAATTTATGGTGAGTGATGCTATAATATAAATATCCGAAACAACTGAGATGGAAGTTTTCACAGTGGATGAGTTTCAAGAACGTTTTGATGAACTCGTAGAGAGAGTTGAAAACGGAGAGCACATAGGTATTGTTGATGAAAACGGGAAAGCAGCAGTTATGATTCCCGCCGATGAAGATCTGATACGAATACACACAGAGTTAAACAACGAGGCACCCTGATCTAAGGGTTTTTTGCGAGTGAGACTTGGTAGTCAGAGGAGTCTTATAAACTCTTTCCGCCAGATTAGCGGCTTTGACCTGGTTCGAATCCAGGCACTCGTATCGTGCTCGTTTACCTATCTGGTTGAAAGGAGCGTCCTCATAAGACGACATAGACTGGTTCAATTCCAGTAACGAGCACTTGACCACTATGACTTTATGAGTTATAATGGTCTCACATCACGGGGCGGTGATGAAATCGGTAAACATTCCGGTCTTAAAAACCGGTGGCGCAAGCCTTGCGGGTTCAAGTCCCGCTCGCCCTACTTAAAGTAGTAAACTCTATAAATAGTAGTAGCGTTTACTATTTAAATGAATAGCAGATATACTTATAGCGAACAAGAACTTTATGAAGCGGTGAAAAGTTCTACCAGCATTCGTCAAGTTTTAGATAAGTTAAATATTGTTCCTGCGGGTGGAAACTATCAAACTACGAATAGAAGAATACAAAAGTTAGGTATTGACACCTCACATTTTACTGGACAAGCGTGGAACAAAGGGAAAATTATTGGTCCAAAAAGACATATTAAAGAATACTTAAAGGAAAATTCGATAGTTCAGTCGTTTAAATTAAAAGGTCGCCTATTAGCAGAAGGTCTCAAACAACACAAGTGCGAGTGCTGTGGTATAACCGAATGGAATGGGCAACCAGCACCAATTGAACTTGACCACATAAACGGCAACCATCACGATAATCGTTTAGAAAACCTTCGTATCCTGTGCCCCAACTGTCACGCACAAACGGATACTTATAGGGGTAAGAACAAAAAATAAATAAGAGATATGGGAAAATCCCTATGTCTTATCGTATTGATCACGCATATTGCTGGTACAATGACGGCAGTATGATCGTGAAAATGTACTTTATCAATCACGTTCCTTTTACGTTTGATGAACTACCAGACGGACACTTATACGATCAGGACTTGTGTAGAGCAGCAGACAAGAATCGTACATTTGAACCAGAAGATTTATATAAAAATTCTTTCTATCTCATCGATGAAGAAGCACATCCTTGCCTCTTTCCAGTTGAGTTAGAAAATCCAGAAGATATGCCAGAAGAGATAGAATTTGACTATGATGGGGAGGATTTAATGGGATAAATAAAAGATAATGAGATCTCAAAGAAAATAGAAAAATGCCTTTAAACAAGCTTGAGAATTTTATCAAGAATACAGAAGGTCGTATTCTTTATGTCAACCCCAATGATCTTGATGCTACTGATGGTGTTGAGAATCAAGGCAACTCATTAACAAAGCCTTTCAAAACAATTCAAAGAGCACTGATTGAGTCTGCTAGATTCTCATATTTGAGAGGAAATGATAATGATATTACAGAAAAAACTACAATTCTTCTGTTCCCTGGCGAACACTTAGTTGATAATAGACCTGGTTATGCTATTAAGGATAGTGGTGGTGTTGCAACAGCGGTAACTCCTGCTGGAACAGAAATGTTCGCTGGTGCAGAACTATCGTTAACATTGAATAGTAATTTTGATTTAACGCAAGAAGATAATATTCTTTATAAATTCAACAGTATCAATGGTGGTGTTGTTGTACCAAGAGGAACATCAATTGTTGGTCTTGATCTAAGAAAGACTAAGATTCGTCCAAAATACGTTCCAAACCCAACTGATTCAGATGCACCAACGAGTGCTATTTTTAGAATTACTGGTGCCTGTTATTTCTGGCAATTCTCTGTTTTTGATGGAAATGAACTAGGTCTTGTTTATACTGATCCAAGAGATTTTTCTGTAAATAATCAATCAAGACCTACTTTCTCTCACCATAAACTTACAGTATTCGAATATGCTGATGGTGTAAATCTACCAAGTGGTTATGGTATCACTGACCTTGATATGTATTATAGTAAGGTCAGTAATGCATTTAATAGAGCATCTGGTAGAGAAATTGATCAAAAATATCCAGCAGAAGCAAATTCTTTTGCAAAGCAAAGACCTGAATGGGAAATTGTTGGTGCGTTTGCTGCGGATCCGATTAGAATCTCATCAATTATTTCTGGTGATGGAGCATCTCCTGGTACGATTGTAACTGTTACAACACAAGTTCCTCATGGATTGACTGCGGGAACTCCTGTTAAAATTCGTGGAATTAATGTAAATGATTACAATATTTCAACGAAAGTTGCACAAGTTATCAGTGAAAACATTTTCACGTATGCACTTTTAAATGTAAGAGCAAACCTCCCTGCTGGTCCTGCCGCTGGTCTTGCACCAGGAGCAACAGCAGCAGTTATTATTGAAACTGATACTGTTTCTGGCGCATCACCATACATCTTTAACTGCTCACTCAGATCTGTCTGGGGTATGCAGGGTATGCACGCAGATGGCAGTAAAGCGGCTGGTTTCCGTTCGATGGTTGTTGCCCAGTACACTGCAATCTCCCTACAAAAGGATGACCGTGCATTTGTAAAATATAATCCGTCAAATAGAACTTTTGATAGTATTGGTCTATCAAAAGTAACTGGTGAAGCATTATCATCAGGTTCATCGTCAATTAACCAGGCATCAGTTTATCACTTAGACCCAAATGCCATTTATAGAAATGGATGGGAAACAACGCACATTAAATTCACTAACGATTCGTTCATTCAAATCGTTTCGGTGTTTGCGATTGGATTTACCCGCCACTTCGAAGCGCAAAGTGGTGGTGATGGATCGATTACAAACTCTAACTCCAACTTTGGACAGATTTCTCTGTCAGCAGATGGATTCAAAGCAACAGCGTTTGATAAAGATAATAAAGGATACATAACATCAATTGTTGCCCCAAGAGCTATTGTCAGTGCAGATTCAAATATTGAATGGGTCCAATTTGATGTCGAAAAAACTAAATCCGTTGGCATCAACAATCATTTGTATTTGTTAGGTTATACAAATCAAGACATTGCACCGCCAGTTATTTCGCAGGGATATAGAATTGGTTCAAAGATAAATGATAAAGTTTATGTTGATGGATATAGTGCAGATATCTTGATGACCAATGGTCCAATCTTACCACCAGCAACAACTGCATCAGGATCTGCAAGTTCATCCAAGATTTATAGTAATGTATCATTAGAAAATAATAATAACGGCACAGTTTACAACATTCCATTAGGTCACACTCTAAAAAATGGAGAATCAATACAAATTTTTAGTGAAACTGGTGATCTTCCAGAGGGTCTAGAAGCAAACGTTTTATATTATGCAATAACATCTGAGAAAAAGACTTCCCTAGGTGCTACTCAGATTCAAATTGCATCTTCCAGGACTAATGCATCTGCTCAAACTCCACTAGCAATTACAAGTTTTGGTGGTTCTCAACTTAGAATTGAAAGTAGAGTTTGTGATAAAGAAGCTGGTGAACTAGGTCATCCAATTCAGTGGGATCCAAATCAAAATCAATGGTTTGTTCACACTAACGCAAATAGTGAACTTTATCAATACATTCAATCACAAATTTCTAGTAGCACTATAACTAGTACTCAGGTAGTGATTGCACCATCTGATGGTGAAACATTTACAGTAGATTCAATATCTTATCCTGTGATGGGTACATTGTATGTACCAACCAGTATACCTAGTTCTAGCATCGATGTTATAGTTGTATATCATGGTACAATTTCTGAAGCAGGAACGCAAACTATTGCTGAGGCAGCTCAGCAATCATTAGAAGTCTTTATTGATGAAAATGAATTAAACATAAGAGATAAGATTATTTTCTCTGTCGCATATCCACAGGATCATATTTCCAATACAAGACAATATAATCTTCCAGGTGTAGGTACAGAAGAACCTACATTCCTCTTTGGCGATAACTTACCTTATGCAAGAGCTGCATTAAAGTGGGTTCAAAATTCATTAGATACTTTTATGTCATCTAATGGAATTAGTAAGACAATTGGAAATGTTTATATATTTGGACATTCACAAGGTGGTTCTCTTGTTTGCAAGTTGAACACCCTGGAAACAGGTATAACTGGCGTTATTGCAAATGCACCTGGTCCAATTCAATTTGACCAAACATGTAATGTACAACCAGGAAGTACTTCATGTACAAAAATTGCAGCAATTCATGGTCCTTCTGCTGGTGATGGATCTGAACCTTATCAATCAATAGGTATTGAGTCTTACACTAGCACACATAATGCTCAAATGCTGTTCACTCAGGCATTGGACGATACTGCTGGTGGTGGAAGTCAAGCAACATGGTTGCAAGCTTACATTAATGCTATTGATGCAATTCCAGCAAATGCGAATACATCTTATGTAACAGTTCCAACTGGAGGACATGCAGCATTCGTAACTGATGATACTCTCCAAGCAGCAATCAGAAATTTCGTTAACTCTGATTTTACAGTAAGTGATGAGATTAATATCTCATATGTATTAAGAAAAGAAGATGATAGAAGTTTAGATGAAAAGATTTACAAACTTCGTTATGTAGTTCCAAAAGAATTAGTAAATGGTAGAGATCCAAGTGAAGGATTTATTCTTCAGGATTCAAGTTCTACAAGTGTTAGAGAGAATTCTGATTTTGGACTAACTCAAATTACAACTTCGGATTATGACTATAATCGTAATCCAAGATTTATTACAACATGCACCTTTGATTCTGGCAGCGCAATTGTTACTGTAAGATCTGATTCAACTCATAATTTAAAAGTTGGTGATAAAATTATTGTTAATAATGTTATCAGTACAACTAATGTTGAAGCAACTAATAATATTGGATATAATGGAGTATTTACAGTAAATTCCATTGTAAACGACAAAACCTTTACATATAGTTCTACTGATGTATTTGGAATTGTTCACAACCCAGGAACATTTACAGGTAATATTACTACAAGGACAAAAGATCTTCCTAGATTTACTAGAAACGATCTTCTCGACAATTTCTATGTTTACCGAGCAGAAGTTGTTACTCCATATATTTACAATGTTCAAGATGGTGTCTATTACCTATATGTACTTAACTCTGGTAATGCTGTCCCTTCGGAATTCACAGATTCAAAATATTCTCAGAAGGTAACAGATCTCTATCCACAACAAGATCGAGATAATTATAATGATAATCCACCAGCAGCGAAAACTTTTGCCAAGAGATTCCCACTTGGAGATGTTGTCACTAATGATTTAAAGAGAAGTTTGACAAGAGAAAGTGTTGATAAATTCTTTAACGCATTTTCTCATGGTAAGAAAATTACCACAGTTTCTAGTAGTCCAACATCGGCAACTCTGACATTTGACAGTGAACACCAGTTAGGTGGACTAAGACAATACACAACTCTTAATGGTGGATCTGGACATAGTAATGGAACTTACTATAATGTAAGACTTTTCAACAGCAATGCAGCACCTTCATCTGCCGTTTGGGATGGAGCAACCGCAAATGTTACTGTAAGTGGTGGTGCCGTAACATCAGCAACGATCGTTGAAGGTGGATCTGGATATACTAATGGGGAACAACTTTATTTTGATAGTAGTGTAATTGGAGGTACTCCTCAGGCAAATGTTGTTGTAAACACTGCTGGTATTTCAACAGCAACTGGAAATTATGTTCAAGTTACTGGTATTGGTACAACTGCTGGTGGATATTTTAGAATTACTGATACTTCGAATAAGAGTGCCATTTCCATTGCAAAAACTGCAGGAGATCCATTAATTGTAGCAAATCAATATGCAATTAATATTGGACCAGCAGTAACAATTTCACAAACTGACTATAATTCAACAACTAAAATTGCAACATACCAATCATTAAACTTACCTCACGGATTACTTGCTGGAAATTCATTCAGAATTTTAGATAGCAGCAACAACAATCTTGGTGATTATATTGTTAATAATGTTAATACTCCAAATGAGTTTACTGTTAAAGTTTCCAGTTCGCTTTCAACAGCAAGATGGGCTCTAAAACATGGTATGTCTGCAAACAGTGCAAGTGCAGACAATCTTGGAGAAAATCTTGGTGTAAGATCTATTGGTATCTTTGAAAATGAACTTTTAATTCTGGGTCAAAATGTTACCACAGAAGAACAATTTATTGTTGATCTCCCTGGTGCTGGAATCGGAACAATGTCGAGATTCCCACTTGGTTCTTATATTCAGATTGACAACGAAATTATGAGAGTTAGATCTAGCACTTTAACAGGTGCGGGATCCAATCAAATTCAAGTTATTCGTGGTTCAATGGGAACCATCATTGAACCACATCCTAATGGTTCTTTAATTAAAAAAATCAAACTGACTCCTGTTGAATTCCGTAGACCTTCAATTATTCGTGCATCTGGTCATACCTTCGAATATCTTGGTTATGGTCCTGGTAACTACTCAACTGGTTTACCACAAGTCCAAGTTAAGACTTTGAGTGAGAAAGAAGATTATCTAGCATCTGCACAAGAAACTTCTTGCGGATCTGTTCTATACACTGGTATGAATAGTGATGGAGATTTCTATATTGGAAACGTTAAATATTCTGCACAATCTGGTGAGCAAACAACATTTGATGTACCAACACCAACAATCACTGGCGAAGATCCAAACAGATTGAGTGTTGTATTTGATGAAGTTATCGTTAAGGAAAGAATACTGATTGAAGGTGGAAACTCTGGTCAAATTCTTTCACAATTTGACGGTCCTGTGACCTTCAACGGTGAAGTTAGAATGACGAGAGCGTTAATTCTGAATAATAATCTCAGAGTTTCTGGTGCAGTTGAAGTTAAAGATGATTCAGAATCTACAAGTTGTGCAACAGGAGCACTAATTGTTGCAGGTGGACTTGGAGTTGCAAAGAGACTCAATGTTTGTGGAGACGTTAAGTTCTTCTCTACAACAGATTCCTCATCAGTAACAACAGGATCACTTGTTGCATATGGTGGAGTTGGAATCAGAAAAACACTAGCAGTTGGTGGAGATGTTTATCTGAGAACAAGTAAGAAACTTGTAATTGGTGATTCCCAAGAGTTGAGAATTTTCACTGATGGAACATCAAGTTACATTTCTGAACGTGGAACTGGAACTTTACAAATCTTGTCTAATGGTTTACAAATTAAGAATGCTCTAGGAAATGAAAATCTAATAACTGCGGCAGCAGATGGTGCAGTTAGTTTGTACCATGATAATAACATAAGACTTCAAACAACAACTGCTGGTATAGCAGTTGCTGGTGGAATAACTGGAAGTTCTTTGTCAATTTCCGGATCCGCAACAGTCGGTTCTCTAAGAGTTAATGGAAGCATTGAAGCAACTGGCGATATCAGCGCGTTTGTTTCTGATGATAGATTGAAGACTGATAAAGTTATTATCAGTAATGCTCTTGAAAAAGTTTGTTCGTTGAATGGATTTACTTATAAATTCAATGAAACTGCTGGAAAACTTGGATTTGATATGAATGAAACGCATGTTGGTGTTTCTGCACAAGAAGTTCAAGCAGTTCTTCCAGAAGTAACTGCACCTGCCCCAATTAGTAATGAATACATTACAGTTAAGTATGACAAGTTAGTTCCACTACTAATTGAAGCAATTAAAGACTTGAAAAAAGAAATTGAAGAATTGAAATCTAACAAATAAATAAAAATAAAAGTATAAAATGGCTTTACAGGGTTCTGGAACCATAAGTTTCTCTCAAATAGCCGGTGAATTCGGTTTACCTCCTAGGAGAAATTTGGGAGCATACCGAGTTAGTGAAAGTTTTAGTGGACTAGTGAATATGCCACTAGATACTGGTATTCCACAATCTGGTAGAATTAATTTTAGTGATTTTTATAATAAAAAACTCAATATGGTTATTGACTGTTACAGTCAAAGTGGATCTATTCCAGAATCATTTCATTTTGATACTTATGAAGCTTTAAATACTGGTTTACGAGAATGTTGGTTTAGAGTTGATAATCCATCGGTCAGTTCGGCAGATGTATACTTAACCTCTTTTGGTTCTGGTGTTGCGTTAGTTCCAATAAGAATTGTAGTAAATGATAACCCACAAATTTCATCAACCTCATTTGATACAATAATAATTCAACAAGGTGCAGATTCTGGTGTTCCATCAGCAAGTGATATTGTTATTAATTTTAGAGATCCTTTGGATATAACTGTTAGTGCATATATTAGTAGTACACCATTAAAAATTACATTTACTGGATTGAAAAGAGATATAAGATATCTCGACATGGCAAATCAAACTGTAACACTACCAGTTTCTGATGCTTTTGGATCTGTTCAGGGATATCCAAGTCTTGGAAAGGGGTTAGCTTTAAGAGATAGTGCTGGCGATGATTTAAATACTGGAATTACAATTGGAACAGCAACACCAATAAGTGGTAATAATACAAGAGTGTCTAATGGTCCCTTATATCCATTTAAGGCAGATCCCTTATCATGGTCCGGACAATTTAATTCTGGTGGATGGATAGGAAGATATGGAGTTACTCCAATTAATGTATGGGACACTTCAAATAATTATGGTGTAATTAAGGCAAATAATGGTAGTGGAGGACAGTTTATTTGGGTCTACACAATTTCCATACCTACTGATGGAAATTACACTATTAGAAGTATTGCTGATGACACAGCTACTGTACAATTTTTACCAACTAGTTTCCAATTTAATGTTGGATTTTCTGGACTTGTTTATGAAAAAACTGTTGCTTTAAAAGCTGGAACTTATCAAGTAAGAGTTACTTATAATCAGTGTACTACTTGTGGACCTATAAAAACAACGGATCCTATTGGAAACCCAAGTTATTTTGCATTGACAATAGATGCATCAACACAAGTTATCGACGTATCTAGTGCGATTAACAAATGTGGAATGAAATCGAGATACAACAACCTTCCAAGATCTACAAGAGTGATTGGTGGATTTAGAGGAAAACCATCATCTACATCAGGTACAAAAGTTTGGGCAGATGCAAATAACACAATTTACAATGGAACACAAAGGAACGGAACTAGCACAGCAGCATTTAGAACAGGAATTTGGGATCCTGGAACAGAACTTATAGTTAATGTTGGTCCAAATGGAAAAATATATGGTTATGGTGGAAATGGAGGATCTGGTGGTGGATCGTCAAGAGCATCAACTAACGGAGAAAATGGTGGTGCAGCATTCTCGGCACAAACTAGTTGTACTCTCAGAAATTATGGATTGATTTATCAGGGATATGGTGGAGGTGGAGGTGGAGATGGTACAACATTTACTACACAAGTTTGTACAACTAGCACTACTGGTTCTGGAAGACGTAAGAGAACGGTGACAACCTGTGTAAACTACGCTAACTTCTCCGGAGGTGGGGGAGGTGGTGGTGGAACTGGTTTACCATTTGGTGAAGGTGGTGGCGGTGGTCAAGGCGCATATGGTCCATCAGGAGGTAATGGATCAGCAGGATCACCAGGATCTAATTTATCTTCTGGTGGTGCTGGGGGCGCTGGTGGAAGCAGAGCAGGATCGGGTGGTAAGGGTGGCATACTTAACAAATCATCTGGAAATCCTGGAAAAGACTCTGGTGCAAATGGAGCTGCTATTACTTCTGCACCAGGTGTAACAGTAACTGTTCAAAATTTTGGAACTATTACTGGAAGAACTTTGACAGACATCAATACAGATTTATTTGATTAATAATTAGACATCTATCAGAAAGATAAATAACTAGAAAATCCACATAAGATGGCGAATATTAGAAAAGCGTTTAATTTTCGTAATGGTGTTCAAATTGATGATGATAATCTAATTGTAAGTCCCACAGGATTGGTTGGAATTGGAACAACCGTTCCAACAGAACTTCTAGATGTTAGAGGAACTACCAAAGTAGTTGGATTGGTAACAGCATCTCAAATATATACGCCATCATTAACCGCAGTTAATGCCACTATCAACAATCTTACTCTAAGCAGTTCTCTGGTTGGTGGTGGAGTTTCAATTGGAAGTGGAATAATTACAGCATCTTCTTTGAGTGGAGTAGTTACTTATTATGGTGATGGTGGAAGATTATCAAACCTTCCAACTTCTCAGTGGTTAGATGTTGATGTTGGATTAGGATTTACAAGCATATATGCTCAGGGGTTTGTTGGGGTATCGACCAACGATCCAAGATATGCTTTTCAAGTTGGTGGGTCTTTGGCACCTGCTGGCGGATATGACGTAGTAGTCGGAATTGATTCCTTAGGAAATATTTACGCAACAGGTATCATTACAGCATCACAATTTTCTGGAATTGGAAGTAATTTAACTCTATTAAACGCCGACAATATTTCTTCTGGCACAATCAGCACAGATAGAATTCCACAATTACCAAATTCTAAACTACCCCCTAATATTAATGTAAGTGGAGTTATTACAGCATCTAGTGGGTTCTCTGGTAATTTAACTGGAAATGTTGTTGGAATTGCCACAACTGCGACAAATTTAACATCAAATGCAAGAATAAGTATTGAAAGTATTTCAAGTAATTACTCAAATGTAAGCATATCAACAGTAACATCATTATTAAATGTAATTGGGTCTGTTGGAATTGCAACGACAACAACTGCATCAGCACAAAGTGATCTGCACATATCAAAACCTGGAATATCTTCTGCTCAAATTTCATCAAATAATTCCGAATCTTATCTGACTTTAAGTAGAGGACTTAATCAGTCTCTGAATGCTGGTTCGATCAAATATGGAAATCAATCAGGTGTTTATCCATATAGTACTATAAATTCATTTGATATTATAAACTATGATTTAGGAAATGTAAACAGTTATATCCATCTTGGAGTATCGACTGGAATCGGAACTGGATCATTTAATTGGATTTATGGAAAAGATCCTGTAAGTCCACTAATGTCCCTCACATACCAAGGAAATCTTGGATTGGGAAATACTGCACCAACAGTTAAACTTGATGTTGTTGGAAATGCATCAATATCTGGAAATCTGAACGTTCTCAGTGATATTTCAGTAGGATCGAGTATTACGGTTGCAAATCTATATGTAACAGGATCCGCTTCAATCCCTGGAATTACAGCAGGAGGTACAGGTATTGCCACTGGCATTAATGTAACCAGTGGTGTTTCGACAGTTTATGATTTAGAAGTTACTGGTCCACTGTTGTACTTACCATTGGTATCTTCAATAGGTATTGGCACAACTCAACCATCTGGAAATATTCAAGTTGGTATATTGGATGCATCAGTCATAATTGAAGATTTTGGTATCGGTATTGGAACAACATCTATACTTCCATCTATCGGATTGGATGCAAGATCATCAATTGCACTATTTGAGTCTATTGGAGTAGGAACGGTATTCCCTGGTTGTGCAGTTGATTTTTCACTTGCTGGTGTTGGTGTTAACACTGCTGGAAGATTTGTCAGAGTTCCAGTTGTCACTAACGCAACAAAAACAACAATCAATGCAGAAATAGATGATGTAGATGTTCAGGGAGGAATTGTTTTCAATTCTTCAACAAATAACTTTGAAGGATTTGTTGGTGCTGGAAGTAGTTGGGTAAATCTTGGTATCCAAACATCAATAATAAATTCAAATCAGATCAATAACTCTGGAATTGTAACCACTGGACAACTTAGAGTTGGAACAGGTGTAACAGTCAATTCAGGAGTTGTGACTGCTACAAATGGATTTACAAGTGGAATTGGAACAGCAGTTCAAATTACAACTGTCGGAAATCAATTGGTATTTACAGTTCCTGGTGTAGGTACAACTTCTCTAACACTTTACTAAGACTTGACAAACTACTGAAACATCGCTAGAATTGCTTTGTTAGCGTTGAAGATGATAATATAAGATGACTCAAGTATTAGAGAGTAAGTTATTCTCAGTAACAATCTTTAAGACTCAAGTTCCAGATAATGATTACTTAAAGAGTGAATTGGTTCCAAAAATAACCCATAACTCTCAATATCTTGAAATACCTGAGGATTGGACTACTGATAGAGTTAAAACATCATATTTGAAAGAACCAGAAGGATTAGAATTACTAAACAATGGTTCTGAATATCAATCTTTATTATTTGAAAAATATAATATTTGTTTTAGTAATATTTTTGATAGACAATATGAGATGATGATTGATGAAATTTGGTATAATTTTTATAGTAATGGAGAATATCAAGAAGAACATGACCATCTAGGTGATGCGTTTTCTCCATCTCATTTTTCTTGTATTCATTTTTTATCTTTTGATCCAGAACAACATAAATTTCCACAATTTAGAGATCCAATATCTCAACTCAGAGTTTTAAGTTTAGAGTTAGATCGAAATAATTGTGGAGAGATATATGAACCAAACATAAAAGAGGGAGATTTGTTGATGTTTCCTTCTTACTTGAAACATCGAGTTCCAGCAGGAAAACCAACAGAATACCCAAGAATTACTATATCATTCAATATAAAAATGCTTAAGTATGATTAACATAATTGATAGATTTTTGTCAAAAGAAGAATTTGATTATATTCTTAATTATTCTGAACAAGCTCCATATCATTACGGAGAAATAGATAAGAAAGATGCTTTACCAACTGGTATGGTTCATCTTGTCCCTAAAAGAGAAATGGTGTATCAGTTATTTGAATCAAAAACTAAATCTTTATTTCCAGATCTCGTTTTAAATGAAATTTATATAAACTGTTTTGCTCCATCAGAAAAACCATATTTTCATACAGATTGGATTAATGGTGTAACATGTCTCTATTATCCAAATCAAAAATGGGAATTAGATGATGGTGGAGAAACTCAATTTTTTATTGATGGTGAAATTCGTGGGGTATGCCCAATTCCGAATCGTTTAGTTTATTTTGATGCTAATATATTACATAAAGCAACAACATTTCGTAACAGGCATAGATTCACTGTGGCAATTAAGTATGGAGTTTAATTCATGAAATTTACAATGGCGATTGGTAATCCTCCATATGGTGTTGGTGGCAATCTTGCAATCAAGTTTCTAAACAAAACATCAGAGATTACTGATGATATTCGGTTTGTGTTGCCAACATCTGTACGTAAACCATCATCATTGAATAAAATTTCTCCTAATCTTCATTGTACTTTTGATGTGGATTGTGATTCGAAATCATTTCCTGGTGGTATTAGTACTGTTTATCAGAGATGGGAACTTAAAAATAATAAGAGAGAAAAAATTGAATTATTAAAAACTCATCCAGATTTTGAATTTTTATCTTACGATAAGAGGTTTGATGCTGATGTATTTGTTGGTGAGTATGGTTGTGGACCCAGTGGTAGAGTAAAAACTGAAAACTTCACACATTATGCAAAAGGACATCATTTCTTGAAAGTTCGTTCACCAGAGGTGATACAAAATCTCGTCGAGTTTGCGCCCGTGTTCAGAGAGGTTGCAAATCAGTGCAATGGGAGGTATCATTTTGGCAAGAATGATCTGATCTCGACGTATATTAAGTGTCTAAAAGAAAAAAATGGCAAAGAATAAACATAATCAAGATGTTGGATCAAGTATTGAAAGATCTGACGAGAGAATCAAGGAAACACAAGAAGTTTTTACACCAATGGAACTTGTTGAAAGTATGATTGATGATATTCCAGAACATCTTCTTCGAGATCCAAAAAGTACATTTATTGATAACTCAGCAGGATCTGGAAATTTTTTAGTAGGATTAAAAAATCGTTTATTAAAATATCACAGTGAAGATCATATTCTTGATTATATGCTTTACGCTGTTGAGATGATGGAAGATAATCATAAAGAGTTGTGTCAACGTATCGGTGTTTCCGTTACACATCCCCATTACGTCTGTGCGAATGCGTTAGAATACGATTACTCATTTGGAGATCCAGTGGGGGTAGAACAGTTCTTCTAGTGGCACAAGGGGTTCCGTTGGACCCCTCTTTCTGCTATAATAGTCCCATACGCGATGAGACCTGTGATTCAACTCCGACCTCACCAACAACGTGCTCTGGATGCCCTTGCCAAGTACCTGAAAGGGCAAGTGATTATCCCCACTGGCGGCGGCAAGACTAATGTTGCTATCTTTGATGCTATTCGTGAGTTTCTTAAGAATATTCCCCAGACTATCGTGGTCGTGGCACCGCGCATCCTCCTGGCAGAGCAATTGTCCAGTGAGTTCTTGGAGTTCATCACCAATGCTTCTGTGCTGCACGTTCACAGTGGTGAAACTCATCACCAGAGCACCACTCGCCCGAATGAGATTCGTAACTGGGTGGATCAGACTCGTGGTAACAAACTGATCTTCACCACCTACAACTCTCTGCAACGCCTGCAACAGGCAGACGTTCACGTCAATACCATTTACTTCGATGAAGCACACAACTCTGTCCAGCGCCATTTCTTCCCTGCCACCGAGCATTTCGCTTCTACTGCTGACCGCTGCTATTTCTTCACTGCTACTCCTAAGCATTCTGCTACTATTTCCAAACCTGGGATGAACGACGCTGCCGTTTATGGCAACGTGATCTGCAACGTACCTGCTCCTGAACTGGTAGAAGGTGGTTTCATTGTTCCTCCTAAGGTTGTTGTGCAGCAGTTTGAGATGCTCTCTAAGGGTCAGATTGTTGCTGATGTTGACTGTGAGAACCTGATTGCTACCATCGATGCTCAGGAAGTGGAGAAGGTTCTGATTTGTGCAAAAGCAACCAAACAGATTCAGAATCTGGTTTCTCAAACTGATTTCTGCACTCAACTGGAAGATCGTGGTTTCTCTTGGATGTATATCACCAGCAAGACTGGCGCTATCATCGATGGGCAGAAGGTCAACCGTGAGGTGTTTTTTGATACTCTCAGTGCTTGGGGTAAGGATGACTCTAAGAAGTTTGTGGTTCTTCATCACAGCATTCTTTCTGAGGGAATCAATGTTTCTGGTCTGGAAGCAGTTCTCTTTATGCGTTCGATGGATTACATTGGCGTCTCCCAAACCATCGGTCGTGTGATTCGCCTCCACCAGAGCGACGCAGCGGCACTCAGGAGCGGCGCTATTGCCCCTGGAAACCTTTCCGAGTATACTAAGTCCTTTGGGTTGGTTTGCATCCCTGTCTACTCTTCTGTGGGCATCAGCACCGCTAAGAAGGTGCAAGCGGTGGTGGACACCGTGTTCAACCAAGGTCAACCTGCCATTTCTATTGTAAAGCGATGATTGATTTCAACACCTTTGAATTGGATCGATTTTCCAAACTTCTCAGCACAATTAAAGACTACACGAAGGATAATCTTCGGTTTCCAAAAGCAGGTGAACTTGTGGAAAAAGCACTTGCAGAATACAGCAATGGATTACTTACACGAGTTAATCTTCCTGGTATTGATTTGATTGGTCCTGACAAAAAGACTTATGAATCAAAGGTGACTCAGTTTCAAAATAAATCTGAGATGGCAGTGAGAAAGGTAATTCTAAAAAATCGCCGTAAGTCAGGAAACTATACAGACAAACTTGCCGATTATTTCATTATTACCGATGTAAAAAAAGGTAAAATGTGCTGTATTCCATCATCAAGATTTTATAAAATCAAAGACAATGGTTCTACTGTAACAGCACACGCCGATCCAGAACTTTCCGATTTCTTTTTGACAGGGTATAATGATAACAAAGAGACTCGGAATTATTTTGATGAGTCTGATGATTTTGATTTGAGGTTTATTAGGTCAATATGAATCAACTGTTTCAAGGCGATTGTTTAGAGATTATGTCCACACTTCCTGATGGTTGTGTCGATATGGTTTTTGCAGACCTTCCTTATGGAACCACCCAGAATGAATGGGATTGTTTGATTCCATTTGATCAACTGTGGGAACAGTATCATCGTGTGGTGAAGGAAAATGGTGCAATTGTACTCACTGCTCAACCACCCTTTGATAAAGTGCTTGCCTGTTCTAATCTGAAATACTTCAAGTATGAATGGATTTGGGAAAAGAACAAGGCAACTGGACATCTTAATGCAAAGAAGATGCCTATGAAAGCGCACGAAAATGTGCTGGTGTTTTATCGTAAGTTGCCAACATACAACCCCCAAATGACACAAGGGCATAAACCGATGAACGCGGTGCTGCCCAAGGACCAGTTGCCCCCTCCCGACAGAAAACGCAATTATAACCATGTTGAGAAGCGTCTGGGCAATCCTGGTGGTTCAACTACAAGATATCCCCGTGATGTACTGCAATTTCCTGTCATCAACAACGATGATCCCTTGAAGTTCCATCCAACACAGAAACCTGTGCCTCTAATTGAGTATTTTATCAAGACATACAGCAATGAAGGTGATGTTATCCTAGATAACTGTATGGGTTCAGGATCAACAATCATTGCCTGCAAGAATATTAACCGTCAATACATTGGAATTGAGAACGATCCAGAGTATTTTGAAAAGGCACGGGAGTGGGTGGGATCCTACGATAAAATTGACCCCTTTGTGACAGATGAGGAAGTGGCACAGTCCGCTCTGAATCCGTTGCTCTCTGCATTAAAATAACTAGGTAATCAGGAGAAATCCAATGCGCTGCAAAGTTCAACTCTATGTTGCTGGTAAGGTCTTTGATGAGATCGTTGAAGCAAAAGATTATAATGATGCCAAGCGTACTGCAATTGCTCGCAATCCAACTGCAAAAGTGATTGGTGTAACTGCGGTATTCGGATGACTGAGAAGTTTTTAAAACCTTTCATTCCCCGTCCTGGTGTCTTAGATCCTAAACCAGGAGATCCACAAGGATATGTAACAAAGGATGGAATGTGGGCAGCAGTTCCTTTCGGAAAAAAGTTTGTCATTATACATAAAGGGCAGCAAGTTCACGTTGCTAACAACTACAAAGCAGCAAGAACTTATATTTCGAAAGAAATCAAAGCAGCAAAAAATGCAACCACAACACTAGAAAAGTTTCTATGAAACTCATACCAATTTTTCTACTTGCTCTACTTCCAATACCAGCACAAGCAATCACTTGGAAAGAGTTTTGGGAACCATTTACCTATGAAAGACCGTATTATAGAGAATATATTTTAATGTGTAGGGAACGCATTGTTCATGAAGAATATGTTCCTGGTAATCGGTGGAGATCTGGTTATGTTAGGAGGTGGACAGAAGTTGTAAGAGTGCCTTGTGACCCTTATTAAATAGTACAACTACAACAAAAATTATGGACAAAGCAGAAAAACGACACCGTGCTCTGGGACTTTTTGTAGAGAGTGTTTTAAAACCAGATCACGAACTTAGACAGTGTGCCCATAATCAAGAATGTTACAATGAACTCCTTGAATGGAGGGAAGAAGTGTTAGAGTATTTAAACTCCCGCAGATCTCAGGAGTTTGGGCAATGACTTCTTATTACATATGGATATTACTCTTTGCAGTGGTCGCTTATCTGATTGTAACAGATAATAGCGTTGCCGCTGCTTTTTATTATATTTCAAAGTTAGCAAAATCTAACTTTGAAAAGCAAAAATGGTGGTTAATGAACAATCCACGCAATCCTGTGGTAAAATATATGATGTGGCGTCGTTCTATGAAACTTGCACAAGAGTTAATGAACGAATACGAAAATAAATAACACATACTTGGAGTAGGTTATGCTATCAACCCAGTATCGTCTTCGTTTAGAAGCAATCTGTGAAAAGATCGTGCTTCACGAGGAGGTCAGTTTAGAAGATATGATCTGGGCAGAGAAACTTGCGAAATCAAATCGCTCTGCTGCAACTATTCTTCGTCAGGCAAGGAGAAAAGCGGAGAATCCTGATATGCAGGAGGGTGATCTTGATGATTTTATGAATCAACTTGATCTTGGTGGATTAGGTCACGAACGCTTTGGTAAGCGTGGATTTGATAGTGTTGACGATATGATCGACTGGTGGACGGAAGATAAACCAGAAGATTGGAGACAGCGTGACTGATGACATACGAAGAGTTCATCCACAAAGGCACCGAGTTCTATATGGAAATGGTGCGTCTTGTTGACGTTAAACTCAAATATCGTATGGAATTCACAGATCAAGAGACGGAAATAAAAGATCATATTATGGAGTTTCAGCATCAGGTCAAGTTGAATGAGTTGAGAGACAAGTTTGAGAAGTGCCTGGACATTGACAATGCTTGACAAATCACCTATAATACCCCTACATAAATCTTTCATCATGAACTACAAACCATACTCAATGGAATGGAGTAGACGGCGGTATCTTGCCGAAGCAATTCAACAGTATTTTGATACTGATGCATCTTTGGATGTGGTGTTGGATGATATTGCGAGTGTATTGGAAGAAAATGTAGAGCACCATAAGACTCGTGCAGAACGTTTTCAGAAAGTTTTAGATGGGTTAAAATCATTACCTTACTGATATGAGTGAAAGATCGCAACAGTTTATGAATTCCGTTTGGGATGCCAGGAATTCGGGTGCAGACACGGAAGAAAAGTTAGTTTCTGAGATTCTTAAATCGGTAGCAGAAAAAGTGCAGGCATACAGTGCTCAAGACGGCAGAGTTGTGTTGGATAGAAATGATTTACTACAACTTGCGGAGGAATTGGTACAATGAGTTTGATTGATTTTAAGTACCGTAAATTTTTGATCAAATACAATTATCGTGAAGACTTTGGACATGAATGGTATGTTCAAATTCTAAACATTAAGCGTTGGAGTTTACTGCAATCATCTGTAAGTTGGAATGATTATCCATCTTGGCCATATTTGCAAATCAAGTCTGGATCTGGTGATGTTTTGAGTATTCTTTTCTGGGCATATAAGTTTGGATTTGATATTGATTTTATTTCCAGAACTTGGAGTTGGGACCATTTGGGGGGGTTAGATGAAGACGAAACTGAACTGGTTTGAGTATTACTTTGGACACTGCCTTCAAACTGGTTGGAGAGAGATCTGGAACAACTTCAAGATGTGGCGTGATCTTATCAGTGGAAACTATGGTGATTATGCTCTACTGAAAAACGACGACCCATATGAAGAATGTTATCATTGGTTCTGGTGTAGCATCAATATGGATGAAACTTATCCAAAAGAGTTTCTTGAATATTTGATGGAAATGTGTGATAGGATTGATAGGGGTGAAGAAAAGGTATATCCACTTGATGAAGATTTTTTTGATAGAATAAAAGACCTTGTTGGAGATATGGAGTTAAATGATGAAGACTTTACCTGATGATGAAGAACTAGAATTGATGTGGCGGGTGGCGGTCACGTCCAGTATATCAACTGGCATAGGGGTCCACAAGCATTACGCCTGGGCGTTGTATAATTACCTTACAGACAAGAAATTTCCTGGACTTTACAATGAACCTCAAGGAGAAGAAGGCACTACTCAAGAAACTTGAAAATGCCTACAATACTTGCTTTGATTGTGGACAAAAGTATGGAGTTTATTCCGTAGGTTGCTCCTCTGTTTATGAAGCAAAGTGTGGTGTATGTGGTGAGATCAAACGTATCACCGAAACACGTGATTTTGCTTACTTTGTAACTGGTATTCGTAAACTCAAACTAGAAATTCAAAATGAGAAAAATCAAAGTAAAACCAATAAGCAGCAAGGCAAAGAACCGTCTTGCTAACCTTATGGACAACAATCCTATTTGTATTGTAGAGCAGGATACTGGCGGTGAGTTATTCTTGGCATCAGAAAACCGCAAATACTTTTTCTGGATGAGTACTCGCACTGGTAGCAATCGCTTCGGAGACAAATGCGACAAAAACTGGGAAATTGATGTAGGTTTTGCGGAGTAAAAATGAAACCAAATTTTCGTAAAGTTCTTGAAATGGCACTTGAAGAAGGTGTTCGTTATGGTTATAATCGTGCTCACAAACATGTTGAGAATCCTCATGAGGATGCTGTTGTTGATTGTGTAGTTGAAGGTGCAATGAATTCCATCTATGAATGGTTTGAATTTGAGGAAGAAAAATGTCTCTAATTGATACTTTAGAATACTTCATTGATGATACCAGAGCACGTCTATCTGATATTGAATGGGAAATCCGTGAAGAAACTAACTATGATGATGAAGGACATCAAGAACGAATGGATCAATTCTGTGAAGAATATGATGAGATTGAAGTAAGATTAGAAGATCTACAAAAGATCAAATCTATTATTGAAATCATGGAGATTGATGAATGACTTACGACGAACTCTACGGTTACATCATCAAGTATGTTGCAGATCCACATACTACCATCACAGAGCACGATCATCGTCGCACTTGTTTGATCCTTGGTGCATTTATGGAGTTTATTCTTGACTGCCAAGATGAAGGTGTGGATGTGAATAAGATTGATATTACTGACTATGTGAATGAGAAACTTGATGAGTTGGAGGAAACCAAATGAGATTTCGTAACATAGAGTTCCGTTGGAGTAAATGTAACAGCAAGTATGAACTTGTCAAGTGGCATCAAAACACAAATAGTGAAACTTGTTATGTGATTGCTTTCTTTGATAAGGACAAAGAGGGTTATGATATGAGAACTATATCTTCAAGATTTTTTGAAGATAAAGACGCATTCGTAGTAGGAAAATACGCAATTGAGTTTCTCAACGAAACTTTTGAAATTGAAAGACACGAAGAGGAACTTAAATAAATAAAGATGCTTATGTGTGTCGCAACCAGAAGCAAAAATTAGGTGCTTTCGGGCACCTTTTCTTATATAAATAGTATTGCGACACAACATAAAGCAGAACTATGGAAACTCCAAAAGAGTATTACTATACCTATTATTCTTATGAAGAATGGGGTAGAGGATATTTTGGTAGCAGAGGTTGTAAATGCTTACCAGAAGAAGATATAAACTATTTTGGTTCTTTCTACGATAAAACATTCAAACCAACTCAAAAAATAATACTCAAAAGTGATTATGCTACAAGAGAAGAAGCATATGCTGATGAGATTATTTTACAACAATACTACAAAGTAGCAGAAAATCCACATTTTGCTAATAGAGCATATCAAACTTCTACAAAGTTTTATGTTTCAAAAGAACAAGCAAAAAAAGGAGATAAAACAAGAAAAAAACTTGGATTGGGATTATATGCTCTTACAGAAGAACAACTAAATCAAAGATGTAAGAAAAGTTTGGAAACAAGAAAAAAACTTGGTTTAGGTATTTTTGGATTTACACCAGAACAACGACACGAAAATGCTAAAAATGC